ATGTCTGGACTTATTAATCCACATGCGGCCCCGGAAGAAGCAGCCTATGCGCTGCTGATTGAGCTCGTTCGCGCCCAGCGCGTGCCGCAATATGAAGGCGAAATTTCCGGCCTGCTGGCGATGTACGACGAAGCCGTTAAACACTTTAAAGAGAAAGAGACCGAGCGTTAGGCGTGGACATCGTGGTGCGAGAAAAGCGTGACGCCTGCGGAAGCCGCGCAGGCGTTGGCTGGATAGCGGCTTGGGTCATCAGCTGCCGCGGTAGGTAGAGTATCCGTACTGACTGAGCAGCAGCGGGATATGCAGTTTTTGATTTTGCTTTGTAACATTGAAAATAACCGGAATCACCGGGAAGAACGTATTCATATTTTGGCTTTTAAAATAGTCACCAGTTTTAAACGTCACTTTATACACCCCCGGCTCCATATTCTCCGCCTGCGGATAGAGCGATTTAATCCGCCCATCGGCATCCGTTTTACCGGTGGCGATATGCTGCCAGCTCTCCCCCTGCTGTTTATCCAGCTCAATCTGCACCCCCGGTGAAGGGAGCCCGGTTTGCTGATTAAGAATGTGTACGCTGAGCGTCCCCTCTGGCGCCGCCAGCGCGCTGAAGCTGAGCAGAGAAATTACGGAGGCGATAACTAATTTCATAATCGTGACCTTATTGGGCAAGTGAAAGTGCCCTAACTATAGTCAGCGCGGCGGGGAAAAAAATTAAACTTTTTGTTATCAGTTTGAGTTGATGGGTACTGTCTCCACACACAACACGCTAAACCGGTTTCCTCGTAAGAAGAGGAAGTGTCTTATGAGTAGGTAGCCCCGTGCTCTTAGTAACAGGATACGGTGACACTAAGTCTATCAGGCAGGGGAAATAGATTTGCTGGGTTCAAATATCACAAGGTAAAAAGATATACGCCGTGGCCTCTGCCGCCTCTACCAGAACAGAGCTTACTGCAAATGGGCTGCAGTATTCGAAATAATCATTTAATATTATTTAAACTACTATTCCAGTGTAAGTAATCACCTGGTTCAGATATTGATCGTTATCATTGATTCTCTTGTCGCCACGCCTTAACCATCTCCTTTGTTACCTCTTTCTTGTAGCAAATAGGTGAGTACCCACCAGCTTTGCTCCAGGCACTGCGGCCACCGCACGAGCTGCCGTTCCGGGCGGTATTGAAGGGACAGGCACAAGTACCGGGGTAGGATGCGACAGAGTCATCAATAATCCTTTGACTGACCTGATCATCGCTTAAGGAATTCGATTTGGCGATGGAAATATCTGATGCAAAGACGCACACAACAGCGAATACGGAGATGGCGACGAATTTGATGTTCATTCGGATCTTTCCAGGCAGTGGATGAACATCGAGGGTATGCTTTCAAATAGTGTTCAATATTGATCTATAACAACTGTACTTCACGCCAGCTTAAAATGCGATATTTAACCCAGTCAGACAGAACCTAAAGCTATAATGACTATTAGCCTGTTACCGGCAACATATTTTCACATTCCTGCAGAGCGCTTATTCTGCACTCAGCTATAACCAGCATTAACCATTCTGTTCGATATTACAGAGCAGTAATGCTGTACTCTGACTGGCCATCGTCCGACAGATACTACAAGACATTAGAATCATCGAAATGGTCCGTCGATATGCTCACCTGGCACCTAACCATTTAACTGAGCACGCACGTCAAATTGACTCAATTTTTGCAAATTTTTGCAGAAGATGTCCCAAATATGTCCCACAAGGAAAAATCAGCGACTGGAGGAAGTTGATAAGTGATTGATTATTAAATGGCACGCCCTACAGGATTCGAACCTGTGACCTACGGCTTAGAAGAAAGTAGAGCGTTAAATAACTCACTGTAATCACACATGTTTACCGCGTTCGCATCCGGTTTTGTGTCGTTTCGTGTCGTTTGAATACATCCATGTCTTTATCGTGCATTCTTGTCACGCCACAACTACGACACACCAGCCACGCGAATTATTCCAGGATCAGGATGCCATCCGCGCCATCTCCTGAGATGCCAAAATCTGCGAGCAGCTATCCAGATCGCAAACTCACCGGTTTACCTCATCAAAATAACAGCGCATCATTAGCAAGCTAGTTAATCATGTAATTTTCGGTGCGCACCACTCTTTCATGGTTAAACCGCCAGGCTATCGCTTCGCACATCACAAATGATATGCGTCACGACGCCGGCGACAGTGACATCATCCAGAGCCTCGCCTTCAATCGCTTCGCCGTCTTCGGTTATCAGCGACTTTCCTCTCAGCGTGGCAAGCTCCGTCCCGCCGCCGTGCTGGATCAGAACCTGACTACCCTGCTTTGGCTTCAGGGAGATATCCAGTACAACGTAACCACCAGAACGCTCGAAAACTAGCGTGTTTGGGCCTACATTGCAGATCGAGTTAACAGACAGACGCTGCTCAACGTAGTCTGACGCCGGCGAAGGAAAGCCCATCAGAGCACCCTCCCCATGTTGGCCATCATCCACAACCTGTTTTCGCTATGGTCCGGCGTCTTATCGACGAAATACGTTTGTTCCCGCGAGATCCAGGAGTTCGCCTCCACCTCGGAAAAATGGATGCCGCGCCGGCGAAGCGCGGTAACGAAGTCGCGGGTGTGAAGGTACTGGAACCCCTTGGAACTGCGCAAAATGGACTCGCGGAACGCCGCGGCGATGTCTGTCTGTCGAAGCATGATCTGCCCTCCGATTAATACTGTTTTTATATACAGTAGTTTTTATGCGTGAGCAGATCAACCCCTGTTACCATAGTCCCCACTGAACCCCGAAGGTATTCTTCAGCCAACGAGCATTAGCAAGGATTTGCGCATCAGTAAGTTCGAGATTAAAAAGCAGAACAACCGATACGCTCGACCCGCCTGTAAACTGGGTTGTGGCGTAGGACGTCCCGATGCGCAACGTTCTGTCAGTTGTTACGGTACGCCCGGCGCTAGACGCCGTTGATGACACTAACGCATCGGTGGTCGGATCATATGCGATAGATTTCACGGAGGCATTTTTAATAACGCCGCCAGTTACTGCCAGCACTCCAGAAGGGAGATCGGTGGTGGATACCGTGGTGTCAGCCGTTGCAATAGAGCTTCCCATCTGCCCGAAGGCTTTCGCATGACCGAGGTAATATTGAAACGTATCGCCACTGGTTGGTGACTGGCTATAGTTCGCGAGCAGCACGCCATTCTGCGAATCAGCACCAGGAAGGCTAATCCCCATCTCAGTCATTACGGACGTTGATGGTAACTGGGTATCATAATAATTTGCTGTGGTCGTTGTTGCGTATTTGCTACCAACGACAGGAGTGCCAACCTTCAGCAGCGGGATATTCAGGTTCGCATAGTTAATTAAAGGACTTCCAACCTGACTAGAAAGAAAATAAGCGCCAACCAGACCGGATTTGTTAGGAAGATCTGCAAAGATATCCTCAACAATAAACTCACTAATATTTTTATATCCGGTACCAGGAAAAACAACGTTGGTCAACTTTAGGCTCATGGCATCATTACCTTTTAAAGGAAGTATTTATAAAGCTCGCGTGAAAGGAAGTCTGCCCCGTTATTATTAAGGTGCAATGCGTCATTCCACAGCCCATAGCTGTTAGCCGTCGCATAGGACGATGGAAAATCATCGTACAGACTGAAAAATTCACAGTTGTTTTCTGTAGCAACCTTTCTCATGATGTCGCGGTATGAGGTCAGCGGGTAGCTACCTGTGGCATTACACTGCGGCGGCGCGATCAGCACCAGACACGTGTCCGGCAGCGCTGTTTTATAGGTCTGCACCCAGGATGTTAGCGCTGTATAGAAGTTCGTTAGTGTTCTACCCAAGCGATAATCGTTCGTCCCGATAATCATGAAAATGATGTCAGGGTTCAATTGCTGGGCAAAATATGGAATATACGAAAGCACTTTCGTATAACCATCAGCTGTTATATTCGCGTTTCCGAACTTCTGAATCTCCACACCATTGGATGAGATGGTGGCATAGACCCCGTAGATGACTACCGTGTCGGTATTACCGGTAAGGTCAATTACCAATTGATGCGTGCTATTTGCCAGCCCGGTGATATCAACCTTGGTCACGTTGCCCGATCCTGTTCCCGCGACAACTACCGGAGTGCCCCCATCGATGGTATAGCGAAACGTTCCAAGCGTGTCTTTATAGTAAATTGACAGGCCTGTAGCGCTGACAGAGTTAAGCGTGATCCTGGCTGCCGTGCCGGTTGCATAGAGGCACAGACCATCAAGAGCGCAGCCATACGTAGGCGCCACGGTAGTCTCTGAAGCATCATAAGTCGTCCATCCAGAGATGCTAAAAGTCATGCCGTTTAAGGTATCACCATTAGCCGATGCAAAGTTGATCCAACCCTCGCCGGCTTTGCTGTATTCCGAATAAAGAATGTTCGCCATCATCTGCGGGATGGCTTTTTTCTCTGTCCATGAATCACCGGTAAAACCGACCTTTAATTTTGATGTAACTGATAATTTGTATTTTGATTTCGCCGTTCTCCAGCGCCACGCCGTCCTTGCATCCGTATATTTAAGTGGCTTCTGGAAAACACCAGAAAGTGCTGCAGAGATAATATCTATCAGGGATGATCCCAACCCCCTCGCAACAAAATCACCATTTTCCAGCCAGAGCGAAACATTGCCATCGGCATCCTGCACCAAAGGTATTAGAGAAGGGGCTACTTCCTCAGAGGGGAGCATTGCAACTTTTTCAGGCAAAATTGTCCCCGATGTCGCAACTTTATCAGAGGTATCATCAGAAATTCCCTTTACTGCCAGATCTCCATTTTCCAGCCAAATAGAAACTTTCCCTTCCGCATCCTGCACAACTGGAACCAGTTGGGGGGTTACCGATTCCGAAGGCACCATTTCAGAAATTCCCGTAACAATGCTGCTGGCAGCAGCAGATTTATCAGCAAATTCACGCGTTACACCTTTGCCATTTAAATCTCCGTCTTCAAGCCACAAGGCCACCTTCCCTACCGAGTCCTGTACCACAGGTACCAGTTCCGGGAGGACTCTTTCAACAGGAACGCTTTCAAGAGCAAGAGTGGCCTTCTCTGATGCAGAATCGACAGATGCCTGTGACGGCATTTTCCGCCCGGTAGGCTCCAGTGTGCCGGCGTTATTGATTACCTCTACTGCAAGTGCGCTGTCATCCGGGCTACGGTAATACGTGGTAGAACCCACCGGGATATTCACTATGTCTGCCTGAGCCTCAGCCAGCGTCATATACTGCCGGCTGAGAGGGATCAGGTTCTGCCGCGTTTCCTCGACAACCTTATCCCCTTCCGCCTTAATCCCGTCTACGGTGTAGTGCTCACCGCCGAGGCGATCGGTGTATGTCAACTCTGTGCTGGTAACAACCTTATCCAGCATGGCGCCGGCATAAACTGAGTCCCGGATATCCGTGCTCGGAACGGCGTTATCAGTGGGAGTTGGTAACGGTACTTCAGCCATTGTGCATGTCGCCCTATAAAAGGCGCACGAATCCCTCAGAAATGAATCTGATGATGTGCGCGAAGGTTAGTAATTACTGCTGTGTGTTACTGATAAATCGAGTCTGAATACTCAGTGAGTGAGAGGGTTTGAGTATCGTCACCGTTGGGTTTGGCGCTATCGACGCGCCAGATTGTGGAGTTCAGTTCCGAGTCGGTAGCGATGAAATACCGGCTGGGGTTTTGCACCGTGCTGCGGTCATAAATGTTCAGATCGAAGGTATCGGCTGCAGCCTGGAATGCTTTGGGCTTGCCACTTACCGGATAAGCTCGCCAGCGCCCGCGGTAATTGCCGAGACTGTCAGTCATCACCACCCACATATCGCCGAGAGAAAAGTCGATACGCTCTGATGTCGCAAACTCGTCTCCGGAGCGCCCGGTGATGTATCCGGTTTGCTGCGCGTTGTCGTACATGTCCGGACACTGAACCACCGTACCTCGCACCACCTGAGTCGACTCCAGCACTTTCACCGTCATGGTCAGGCGTGAGTAGAGAATTTTCCTCGCCTCAAGCCAGGCCCGATCGGTTGCCTGAGTGGCGTTTCGGCAGCCGTCCAGGCTGATCTGCATCGCGTTAACAGTGGCATCCTCAACCTCAGTGATGCCGCTGCTGTCGATCTGCAGGTAGATGTAAGCCTTCTTGTTCGTCAGCGGGTCGACGTAATCCAGCGCCACGCCGTCGTAACCACCAGGGAGAGACATTTGCCAAGCGACCTTGTACTCGTCCCAGAACATGTTTGAGCGCGCAAAAACCGCATCCGGATTTGTCACTTTCTCATCTCGCCAGAACGTCAGCACATCGCCGATGTTATTGCCGTCAACGCGGGCCACATTGGCGATCGTCGCTATTTTCTCTCCCAGCGACTGCTTCTCATCCGAGAAGGTGTAATCGAAATACCCAAGCGCCTCATCCGGCAGCGAATCGGCAATGGCATACAGAGCCGCGACGTCAATACTGGCCACATCCTGCTTACCCACAATCACCCATTCGTGAAGGATTGCATCAGCAAACGAGCGACTCGGCCGCAGCGTATAATCGACCGCGCCGGTTGTCCGGTCGTAGCTGATGGTATGCCGCTGCGCCAGCATGTTGTACTTCTGCTCACGGTTGCTGTTGCTGTCATTCGAGCCCTTGATCGTGATGCGGGCAATCGTGTCTTCCGGATACACGACGTTTTCGCGTACGTTCACCGCGTGGATCGCCATCAGAGTCACTACGTTGGCGTCGTTGCTGTTGTCGAGACGCTCGATGGTGACCGCATAGCGCCCCGCCCCGGCCGCCGGGACAAACTTATGCGTTGTGCGGAAATACCGGGTCGTCACCTGGAAGTCGTTATCGAAAAAATAATCGTGCTGCTCTGACGTACCGGGCACCTGATTGTTGTCGTCATCGACCTGCCAGAACTTGATCCGGTATTGCGTTGTGCCGGCTGTCGCGCCGAGCTGAACCAGCACATGCACCCATACCTGCGTCGAGACGATCGGCGACACTGACGGCCCAATAACCAGAGGGGTCTGGTCATTCAATGTGAACAGCGTCGGGTTGATGACTGCATTGCCCGGCAGAGACGTAATTTCTCCCGACAGTTCGCCGATATAGAACGTCGTGTACGAAAGCGTATCGTCGCCGATAAAGCTCTCCGAGGAGATGATATTCCCGGCGCCGGTGACATTCCGTGTGACACTTGTCCCGCCTTCGCTCCAGGTAGCATTAATGACGAATGACACGGGATGAGGTACCGCCAGCGCGGCGAAGTATGCAAAGTTGTCATCGTTCGACAGCACAACAGCCTTGAGCTGATTACTCTCGATCGCCACCGATGTCGGCGCCGTCGTGGTAGCGGTTTGGGCCGGGAAGTCCTGGCTTTCGTTCAGTCCGGGGACAGTTTCGTTATCGACATCATCGAACTGATAGCCGACTTCAATCGTGCCGATCACGTCACCAGGGTTATAAATAGCGGAACTGGCGCCAGCCAGGCTGCCGAGGTTCGATTCCGAGTAGCGGATCGACGATATGGTGTACCGGCCGTAACCCACCTCGAACCATTCAGTAAGCTGTTTGTTATTGTCGACGAACTCAAACAGTGCTTCCTGAATCAGGTCAGGAAAGACGCGGCACTGGCCGTAAATGTTAGGGCGCCCCTTGTAGAGTCGCGCGCGGTTCGTCTGGCCGGTAAGGTCGTTATTGGGGGATTCGCCTGTCGCCACCGATACTGAAGCGCTGGGCTTATTTGACAGGCCGAACACCTTCAGCGCGCCGGAGAGGATTTTCGTGACCGGACGCAATATCGTGGTGATGAGTTTGCCTACTCCGCCCTCCGGCTGGTCGAACACAGCCACGACGTCACCAGATCGCAGTGGCCGGCTGATATCGTAATCGTCAGGCAGCGCTCGGCCATTCAGTTTCACGATAACATCGCGGTGCAGCTGCAGGGAATCCAGCAGACTCACCAATGTGGTGCCGGCATCTACCGTTCCCCGCTGCAGCGGCACGCCAGGCAGCCTCTGTAACTCATATCGCACCATGCACCATGTACTCCACTTTGCTGTAAACCTTCAGTAATGCCAGCGGGCTGTCGCAGCGTACGAAACCGAATTCGCCGCGGGCATGCAGGCATTTCACCGGGCTGATCATCACACCGATATGCGCCGGCACTTCGCCGCGGTAAAAAACGGCGATGCAGCCGGTTGCCGCCACCGGCACTCGCCGCCAGTGGGTGCGCTCCTGTTCGTAGCAGGTAATGAAATCCGCGCCCGATTCGTAGCCGGCGATGTGGTGCAGCTCCAGACCGAGCACATGCCGATAATAGAGAACCACCAGGCCCCAGCAGTCCATCTGTTCAAAACTGCAGGCGCGATTAGCCCAGGGCTTGCCGTTAACAAGCCAGATAAAGTCGCTCTGTGTCATACGGTAATCAGCCCGGGATAGTCTTTCGTGGTGTAAATGATGGAGTTGGCCAGCGTGAGCGGATTGGTCTTGCCGGCAGTCACGGTGACATTGCTGGCATCGGCGGAAATGTCGTTCACGTAAAGCGTCCAGTCTTTCAGGGATGATGCATCACCGATCGCGTTCCACTGCTGATACAGGCATTGTATCGGCGTCATGCGCGCCGCCCCGCGCCAGCTTTTCAGTGTCTGCCGGACATGATCCGTCGCGGCGACAAAGGTTATCATCATTGAAATGACCGCCGTTCCGTCCTGCGCCGGCTCGGTCACGCTGAACCGCGCAGGTTCGAATGAGTTTCCGCCAAACGTCGCCGGGAGAAACAGGTTATTGACCACCCGGTAATAACCAAACGCAGGGTGATAAAACTCCACCGTCTGTTTGATGTCGCTCGCCGGCCGGCGCTCCTTCCACTCTCTCAATGTCGGCATCAGTCGGCCCTCGGCATCACTTCGGTGATCAGGTAATCCAGCCAGTATCCATAGCCAGGCTGAGCCTCAACAATCCAGTCGTCATAGTCCTCGGTAATGTCCTCGATACCGTTGCTTATAACCGTAGCGGTCCAGGTGACAATGTTGCCGTTTTTGCTGGTCTGCACCGGCATATCGACGAAATGCAGCGTCTGCTGCTGAACTCCCTGCGTATCACCTAGGTCGATCGGCATCTGGAACCAGTTACGCCCGCGGTCGCAGTACGTCGGCGAGCGAAGCCACGACTTAAACCTCTCGGCCTGCGCGAGCGTGAATATCCACTGCAGCGTCCAGGTCGCTTTCAGGTCCGTGGTGATCGGCGTGATTATCAATGGACCGACTGCCGTCTGCGTCGTCTGCCAGGCTGTATCCTGCGTCATGTTCTGATCGGCGCGCTGGGGAAGCGGCAGGAACGGAGGGTATTGAACTGTTGCCACGTTTCCTCCGGGCATTAAAAAACCCGCCGGAGCGGGTTTGGTTTAGTAAGCACCTTGCGCTTTGCGGCTTAGTCCAAATGTCTGCTGCATCTGAGAGGATACCGGGCCGCCTCTTTCCATGTCGGTGATCAGCAAATCCACCACTGCGCTACCGTCCTGCATATAGCCGTCGGCACTCTGTACGGTGGCACCAGTAGACTGGTTGATGACGTTCACCTGCACGCTGATCCCTCCTCCTGACTGCATATCCTTATTGCTGATGACCTTCCCGTTATCGCCAGGGATCATGTACTGCTTGCCGGTGCTGGCCTGGTAAATCTCTGGCTTGCCTTTCTCGCCGACCTGATACAGGCCGCCGGCTGATACCGGGCCGCCATTGTAGCGAGCACCAGATACAGTGCTTAGAGCCATTGATGTTGCCAGCCCAGAACCATAGGCCACGGCCCCCACTTTTGCGGCTGCACCACCTGTCGCCACGGAGGCGGCATAGGCTGCCGGTGTCCATGCGTTGGTTAACAGGGATGCCTGTAGCAATCCGTTAGCAGTTGATGCCGCACCGATTGTCTGTCCGATGATAAAGTTTTTTAGCATCTCAACGCCGACCTGAACAATGCTGTTGATCACGCTGTTCAGGATGGTATTGCCGAG